AATTAGTAAGCACGACTTACCTAACGAGCTGTACGCAGCAGTACAGATAGTTCGATACCTGACCTCAGATTATACATCTCTTAAGTATTTGTTTTACCGAAACAGAGTTATGGATCGTGTTGATTTTTCATGGACAAACAAAATGTGCCAGGATCACGACCGGTGTAACTGTGATCTAACTGTGACCATAAAGGATCAACTTTTTGCGGGCCATACATTTACGATTCATCGTAACCAAAATAGTCTGAAACAGGACAAAGATTCGATGGTTGTGAGAGCATTGGCAGCCATTAGTTCGGCCTTCGCAATGGTTGCCGGTGTTCCGATACCGATTCTCAAGCGTGAAGATTGGGAATACGTTAGAATACATTTTGCATCCCAGATTTATGCTAACATGACGAAAATCCCTCCTCTGTTTTTCAAAAACACAGGCACAAGAGACCAAGAGCTATCGTATCCAGGCACGATTGTGGCTCGAGCTTTAAAAAAATGGGACGTTTCCGAAATGGACCCTTTCGGAGGTTGGTCAGTCTCGCAATTCCAGACACAAGGCGTTTTTAAAAACTCAACAATATTGAAGTGGAATGGCGTGGCTTGGGATAACGCGGCGGTGCCAGGGACCACCACGCCGCTGGCTTTGGGCACGCAGTGTCGCTCTCGTTTGTCTCAGTACAATAGAGCGTACACGGGAAGCCGTTATGGACAGTACCAACGCCATACACTAACGGGACTTTACCATAAGAAGTTGGTCATGGGTATGAAAAAACTTGATCAGCCTACCAACTCTATTAGCCCGATTGGCCAAACCCTGGCTCCACTATTGCCTCAAGCCCTGAGTATGATGTATGACATCTTGGGTGTGTCGAAACATTTCAAAACGATAGCGTACGACCCCAATCACGACGTGTGGGAAGGGATGCCATTGGCATCTTCAGCAGGCTGTCGAGCGGGCCCATCTGCCAAGGTGATGTCGACAACAGGTACGATCTTGGTCCATACAGTCAATGGAAAGAAGATTGATCAGCTAGAGTACTGCAAGAGAAGCTACGGCAGCACCCTGGACGCGGCAAAAAAAGGCGTCTTTGAGCCTCGTGAGGATAAAGCATATACCATCGTTCAGAAGCCAGAGGTGGTTAATGATCGAGAGCAACATGATGCGTGCGCTGATCTCTACTGTGAGGTCCAGATGCGGAAGAATTATGAGCAGGATGTGTTGACCACCTATCGTCGCGTTGTCGACAAGACAATGAGAACAAAATTGACCACAAATGGCCTAGCATCGTCATATTCTCCCGGCAATTATGATCGCTCCTTGGAACAGTTGGAGAGTGATCTTCAGAAAGCGGAAGAGGAGTTGAGACAACTAACAATGAAATACCGTAACTACGTTATACCGTTCGCCTCTGATTATCCCTTGCAAGCGCACGTCCACAAAATTCGTCAAGGCTTGGAGAGAGGCACCCAAATTCGTGTGGGAAGCTCATGGTGGGGAGGCGGTGCACAGCGTTTTATGGAATATCTACAAGTGTCCCCCGAGCAGATTGAATCAATAATCTCTGAGCGAGGAGAGGACTATCGCCCGACTTTGGGCGATGGTGATATTAAAAGCCTAGATTTATCGATTAAACGTTTCTTTATGGAGCTCTACACTGTGACGGGTGGAAAGTACTACAAGTTTGAAGATGCCATTGATTATCGAACTTATAGTCTCATGGTTAAGCATTGTCTTCACGCAATTGCGGCTCGATGCACTCACATATTCGGCAATGAATGGCGAGTAATCATGGGTGGAATGCCGTCGGGGTCCTATATAACGAGTCACGGGGACTCTTGGATAATGTTGCTCATGTTCTGCCTATTTGTCTGTCATGCACGAGAGCGCTTTCCGTTCAAGCGCAAGATGATTGACGAGTGTGTGCAAAGATCGTGGGTTAACATAGCCCTCTATGGCGACGACCACATCCTACGATCTATACGCGGTCTTCAAGGTGTAATAGGAGAGCAAGAGTTCGTTAACTTCCTTTATAATTTTTTTGACATGGG